CAGCTCAACAACTTCCTATGCTTATAAAAGCTGATGTAAACTCAACAAGTATATATTTTTCAGCTATAGCAAAGGAAGAGATGGATTATGCAGCAACAGATGATTTGACATTTATTTTTCATATCGAATATTTATAGGAGTTTGTAATGGCATGGAGTAATATACATAGAACAGTTGGAAGTAACGGACAAATAACAGTTGAAACTGGCTACTGGGAGGAGACTATTAATCTTTTAGATTGGAGCGATGCTGCTAATAATGGCAAAGCTGCCTACACTAGTCCTATACCTATATCTGCTGAAAAAGACTTAACTGTTTTACTAACATTTTCACATGATTTAACAAATGACACAAGAATTATAGTAGAGCATAGTATTGACGGAACTAATTGGACTACCGCAGCTCAATCTGGGACAAGTATATTAGCTACAACTGATTTTACAGGTGGTACAGATATATCAACTATAGCTTATATAGATGATAGTAGGCAAGCTGAAAATACTACTGGATATTTTTTTGTATATGATTTTGAAGTTCATGGTTCAAGTAAGTTTACAAGATTTGGACTAGATGATAATGGCGGTAGTGATGACAGCGGAGAAACTGTTAAATTTCAAATAATACCAAATTAATCTTAATAAAGGAGAAAGTAAAAGATGGCAAGAGAAGAAGTAGGAAAACAAAGAATCCATATTGACTTAGTAGGAGCTACTAGCATGGGAACTACCATGGCTAAACCTATGGGTAAAAAAATGTCTTCAGATAAAGGCAAATCTAAAGTAAGTAAGCAAGTAGCTAAATCAAAAAATGTAGCTAAAGCTAAAAAAGCTGCTGACGATAAAGTAGCTAAAGAGAAAGCTAAAGGTGGCGGACTTGAACAAAAACCAAAGAAAAAACCTTAATGGTTAAAAGGTTAGCGAACAGATTTTCATCTAGTGTTGGGAATCCTTGGCATGGTCAAGAGCCTGACACTAGAAGAAAGCTAAATACTGGTAAAAGTAAAGCGAAGAAAGGTAAGAAATAATGGCTCAAAATGGAAACATAGCAAATAGAATAACAGACTTAATAGGTTCTCAATATTCTTCAGATGCTGCGTATTCAGGAGATTTAATTAATTCTGCTATAAATGAAGTAGCAGATTTGTTATCTTTAGAGACATTATTAAAACATTCTAGAACACCAGGTGTGTTAGAGTCTAATTCTGAGTGGCTTGTAGAAGGTAGAAAGATTTTAAAAGTTACTAGAATTGATGCCGATAGTAATGGCATAGAAAGAGAATGTTTATATGTTGATAGGCAAGATTTTCAAAAAGCTTCAGATTCAGGAAGTATAAGTTATGCTACTGCATATAGTCCAGTATTTCACATGGATTCTGCTAATGCTGGTGCTGCTACTTTAAAGATACTTCCAGAACCTACAACCCCTCAAAAGGGAAAGATATGGTATTTTTCATATGCAAGTGCAACTAGCCCAGATAGTAATATAGAAGATTTGACAGAAGCTACTTTAAACACAGCACTATATTTACCTTCCGAAACTATGCATGCTATAGTATTAAAAAGCTGTATTAATATCTTAGATGCTTACATTAGCAATCAAATACAAGATGAAGAAGATATGGAGTTGCTTGGAATGGTGACTCAACAAAAACAAGGTTTAGAGGCTAGATTTCAAGCTGAAATTCAAAGGTTTGTTGAACCAGATGAACAAGGAGGTGCGGGATAATGACAGCTAAAAAAATGATAGAACTAGTACAACAACACCATCCTCATATGGGAGAAACTGAAATATTAATGTTGCTTAACGATGCAAAAGATGAGTTTTGCGAAAGAACAGAAATAGTAAAGAGTTCGTCAACTACATTCAATACTACAGCTGGACAAATTCAATATGATTTGTCGTTAGCTGCAGATGTTCCCACAACAGGCGGTATTTTAAAAATTAATAAAGTTTGGGTGGGAGATAGTACAAATCCTTTACTTGCTACTAGATTACAAGGACCACTTAAAATAAAGGATACTGGATAATGGCTAAAAAGGTACAGAGAGGCTGGTTTACAGAGATAGAAGGTGGAGATACTATATTATGCATAGTAGAAAAAACCTCTAGAACAATAGATGGCATTACAGATGAATGGCAAGCTGTTACAGAAACTGGTTTATTTCTTAATATTGAATTTATAGGTACTGATGCTGATTTAACATCAACTAGTAGTACTTGGAATGATATTAATAATAGGTATCACAGGTCTATAGTTGATAAAGTTATATCTAGGGGATATACAGACCCTAGGAATATGGATGTAAATGTTGCGCAATATTTTGATGCAGAATATGAAAAAGGAGTACGTAAAGCCAAAGTAATGGCTAGGAGTCATTATTATCAAGGCTCTGGAAGAATAATACCACAGGATTTTTAAGATGGATTATTTAAATGTACTAGAAAAGTTCGGGATACCTCTATCTGTAGCTATCTTTTTTGGATTTTTTATATGGAAACAAAATAGGTTTATACAAGACGAGCTTCAAAAAGAACTAAGAGAAAGTTTTACTAGAGTAGAACATATTATAGTCAAACTAATAGACCAGCAAAAGAAGATGCAACTAGAGCAAAAAGGTATTGAAAATAGCTTTAAAACTTTAGTAGAGGTTATAGCAGCTTTAAGCGGAAATGGTTTAAAAGATAAGTTTTTAAGGATGCAAGAAAGAAATGAAAACAGAAAGTACTAAACAAATATTAACAGACCTTACTATTCATATTACTAAAATGAATGGTGATATAGAGCATATAAAAGAAAAAGTTAATGCTAATCATACGCATCTTGAAAAGATAAATGGAAGATTAAGAGATGCTGAGAATAGTATTACAGCTATTAAAACAATAGGGACTACTTTTACTTTTATTATAGGAGTAGTACTTGCATGGTTAGGTATAGATAGATGATTGAATGGGGATACTTCATGTTAGGATTTATTGTAGTATTCTTTGGAGGACTTTATTTGGTGCTTAACTTCGATATTGATTTAGATTTGACAGAAAAAGATGATGATGACAAGTGGGAGTTTTAGATGTTACAAGCTATAATAGTTAAAAAGGTTTTAGACATAGTTATGAAGCAAATCTTGAAAAAGTTTAAATTAGATAAGATTCAAAAGTATGTTGAAGAGCCAAATGTGCTTGATAAAAAGGTTTCAAAACTTGAGAAAAGTTTAAAGAAGTTAGAAAAATTAGCACATCCCCAAGCAAACTTTGTTTGCACTGATTGTGGATGTAAAGCTAAAAGAGTAAAATAACAAACCAGGAGAATATCTTATGATGAGTTTCTTAATGAGTAATTGGGAATGGATTATGCTTGCTATGTATGTAATAGAAAAAGTAGTCAAACTGTCCCCTACTAAAAAGGATGATGTTGTATTTGACATGGTCTTAAAACCAGTATGGAACGCAGTAAAGAGCTTAGTTGGCAAGTAGGATTGCAAATAAGATGATAATGTTAGAAGACTTGGTGGATAAGATTTCTGGTAAGTTAATAAGTCAATTAGTAATTAAAGATGATTTAGAGACTGTCTACAAACGTAGGCCACATTCTTGTCCACATTGTCATTCTAGCGAAATAGTTGGGATTGAAGTAATGGGCAGTTTTGAAGGTATTTTGTTATGGGAGTGTGAAAGTTGTGAAGACTACTTCCTAAAGTTTGACAAAGTTTATACTGAGAAAGAACTACAATATGCGAAAGGCTATTGGACAAATATTAATGATTGGGGATATTGTCCGAAATCTCAATATAACTAAAGGTTTTTTGATATGAAAAAGAAGAAAAACGGAGTACTAAGACGTGCTATAGTTACTCCAGATAAACACGCTCCCATACATGATAAAGCGGCTATCAATGTGGTGTGTAAAGCGATAGAGCTTGTAAAGCCTGATATATATATAGATTTAGGCGATTTGGGGGAATGGGGCTCAGTGTCTCATTGGCAATGGAAGCGTAAAAAGAAACCCCCTTTGGAGTATATAACACCGCATATTATTAAAGATATAAAAGGTGTTAATGAGTTACTTGACATAATTGACAAATCACTTGATAAAGTGAACTGCAAAGAAAGACATATTTGCGCGGGGAATCATGATGAGTGGTTAGATAGATTCGTTATGGAGCATCCTTATCTAGACTATCGTTTTGAAAAGGTGTGTAGATTCAAAGATAGAGGATACAAATACCATAAACCTGGAGAGTATCTAAAAATAGGAAAGCTCTATTTTTATCACGGGCACCATTTTGGTGGGCAGTACCACGCAGCGAATCATCTTAGAAAGTTAGGTGCCAACATTATGTATGGCCACCATCATTCCCTGCAACAGGATAGTGTAACTTTTATGGATGGACCTAAGTCTGCTTGGTCTTTAGGATGCTTAAAAGACATGTCTGCAGAAAAGAATGAATGGCTTGGAGGTAGACAACATAAATGGGCTCATGCGTTCGCAATAGTAGATTACTATAAAGGCGGTAGATTTACCGTAGATATAGTTCAAATAATAGATGGAAGGACAACTGTATGGGGAGAGCTTTTAGACGGAAATGTTTAAAGATTTCTAAAAATTATTGGGAATCGTCACATAGAGTTAATTGGATATATAAGGAGATAAATGCCAAAAGAATTAAGAGAGATTAGAAACTTTAATGAAGGTACGCTTTTAAACGCATCTGAAAGAGATATACCAGATAATTCGGCAGCGTATTCATTAAATGTGAATCCATTGGCAGAAGCTGGTATATTAAGCGGTATTAAGAATGACAAACTTTTCTTTGCTTCTAATAATAATATAACTACCCTGCTTACTCCTATTACATGGAATGCTTACTCTAGTACAACTGGTGGTAATCCAATAAATTCTCATCACCCTGGAAGTGGTCTTCAAACTTTTTTAGCAAGCAATGTTTATGCTTTTAATGAACAAGCTTCTGCTAAAGTATCTTTTATAGGAGCTAAAGGTAAAAAAGAAAATTTAATATTTAATCTTATAAGACCTTATATGGAAAGAGAAAAGGTTACTTCTTCTTTAGGTCTTTCTTATACGCTATCAGGTTTAGCTACTTCTGCAACTACAATAGATTTTTTAACTAATACTAATGCTATAACTGAAAATTTAGCAGATAGTGAGCTTACGGTTTCTGGATTTACTGATAGTTCTGCAACTGTGACCGCTGCAGGAACAACATTAGCAGATTTTGATGGGAAAATAATGACTATTAAAACTGCAGATGGAAAAGAAATTGTATATGAATTTGGAAAAGACAATAATGAAGGAGCTAGCGGTACTCATACAAGTGGAGCTTTAACGTCTGGAGGAAGAACTTTAATACAATTAAATGGGGAAACTACTGTATCTGGAATAGCAGATGAGATTGAGAAAGCAATAGAACATGCTAATGGGCATAATGGAA